TCGTCCGCTGCCGAAAGGTCAGCTTTCTCCCCAGGCACATCCGCCTCCTTAAACGCCTCCTCAAACTCGTCTGGAACAACCGCATCTGCGACTTTAGTTTCCTCGGCCCCTCTGTCCGTGGTTACTTCGTCTACCATAACCTGTTCTCCTTTCTTGATAGTGGTGGTACAAAAACAAAAAAACCACCTATGGAAGTTAATCCATGGTGGCCTTTATTCTCTTATTAAAACCGAGCGTTAAACCCTTATTTCAAGAGCGTTTGCAGCTTTTTTTTCAAGCCTTCCAGAGCCTTCAGAATTTCAATAACTTCGTTCTTCCGAAGCGTCACATAACTAATCAAACCAGCGGTTCCCGCCTGTCCAGTCGTCGCTTTTATGTAAGTTGGTTCATCCATAACAGAATCTTATATCCCTGTCAAGAGGAATTTTCCTTGGGTTTACTTTCGGCAATTATGGCCTTTTTCGGTTCAGGCTTCTTCCTTGTTTTTGTCCTAATCCCGGGTTCAATTTCTCTGTTTTTACGGTTGCATAAATATATCTCAAGTTTTAAGTAATTCAGAAGGAGTTTCAAAATACTTTTAACATATACCCTTTTCTTTCCTGGAAATACAAAGAACATGGAAGCTACTTCAATATTCACTTCTTCCAACATGGTTTTATGCAAATGTTTCAATATTTTTATATGTTCGGTCGCTACTCTTTTTAATCTTTCTTCGGCAACAACTGTAACATTTGCATTTCTATTTTCAATCGCTACCAACGTTTCCGTAACTTCCTCTTTGACTTCACATATATTTTTCATGATCTGTTTTATTTCATACTTTGTCCGTCCCAACTCTAACAATTCAGGACAAAGCCATTTACGCAATATTGCCCTCAACCAATTCATTTTTAACCTCCTTTATCAAGCTAAATTCACGTTCCCCGATTTGCGGAAGGCAAACCGCGATCAATATACCCTTTTAATTCGTTATATGCCTGGACTTTCCCTTGATTCCGCAACATGGTATCCCCTTCAGCAGTGTCATTCGCCTCCCGAACCTCCTGAATGAGGATTTCCAGTAGTCCCAGGACATTCTTGCAGGTTGATTCATCACGATGCCCGGAGATTTCCAGAATTAAGGCCGCTTTATCACGATTCGCGTACATAAATCCCCCTATTTCGTCTTTTTAGACGGTTTTTTGGTGGCTGGTTTCGCTTTGGATGCCGCAGTCTTTGCTTTGGCTGCCGCCGCAGTCGTCTTTTCCTTCATAACCATGCCATGTTCCGCAGTTCTCCTCTTAAGTTCCATATCCTGGGCTGTTTTTGCGGTTTCTGTGGCTGTTTTGACGCGATGGGCCTCGTCTGAGTGTGCCATATCCATGCCGTGTTTCTCTTCCTTACGCCGGATTTCGGCTTCTTTACCCCCTCTTTCCGTCTGATGAAGGGCAAGTTCCTCTTCAGCAAGTCGCGGATCAGTGGTTTCTGTCCCTTCAACAGGCGTCTGGGCTTCTTTGTTGGCTGAGATGTTCTTCTCCTTTGCCTTCGACAACATCGCCATGGTCTGAGAACGCTTGTAGCCAATTTCGGCCTCTTGGAGTTTTATTGCGAGCTGCATCTGGATAGACTGTTCTCTGGCTTCGCGTAGTTTCTGCACTTCCTCCTCAGTCCGGAGAGTGATGTCAATGTCGTGAGATTTCAGAATCTCTCTAACCATCTCACCCTCGGGGATATAATCTCTCTGCTCGGGAGTTAAGGTAGTATTTAATTGCGTCAGGGCTTGCATCCGGATCTCTTTCATAACGAGCGAGGACACGCCAAGAGCCTTGCATTTAAAATCTCCCTTGATGTCCTGTCGCGGATTGAAGTCCATATTCCAGGCATAAATGTCGCGGATGATCTTTTCGGTGAAGGTGTCAAAGTTCTTCACGATGTCTTTGATTGATACCAGAACGGTAGCATTGCGGCCGGAGGTGGCCTGAGCGGTTTCATTGTTCACCTGTTGCCCGATCATCCAGGTGGGAAGGGTGGTTTCCTCATCGCCGAATGATTTGAAAAGTTCGATGATTTTGATCAATTCATCAATATGGGAGTCAATGTTATAAACGCGGAGGGCCGGATATTGTGCATCAATACCTTTGCCTTCACGATACCAAATCTTCCGGGGATAGAAGGATGACAGATCAGTATCAGGCGTCATGAGAGACCAGTTGACTTCCACCTGCGGGCCAGCGACACAGGCGCCGTTATCGAGAACCATCCTTGAGCCAGCGCCAATAGCAAGTGTCGAGCCACGCATGACGCGAATCAGTCCTTCCCCAAAGATGCTGGTTTCATCCTTCTCATAATAGAACACCTTATACATATCAAGGGCGGCGGGATAGAGGACGGCCTTGATAGGCTTATCGCCAAGAATCCAGACATTCGCGGCGTATTCCAGTTCAACATCCGGTATGTTAAGACCACAGGCTTCGAGATCGTTCCCATCCACATAACCCCAGAACTCCAGGACTTCATATTTCTTTCCGAGTTGATTGCTGGTGGTTCCAAGTTTGTCGGCGCTGGATCCGGTGGCTGATGTAGATGATGCCGTTTTCCCCGTTCCGGCTTCGATCTCTATGACTTGAAGATCCACTTCCCAGTTAAGGGGAACATAATTTCCATCCTGATGTTCTTCGATAAAAGTACGGATCATGTCATCGTAGAAGTCCTCACGCTTCATGAGTTTGCGGAGATCATGCTTTGTTATGACATGGCGCTCGAAACTTCCCGTCATCTTCTCGATCTCGGTTCCTGTCATATCGGGATACCAGTCCCAGATACGGACAAACTGAAGATCCGGGACTTCCTCATTTTCTATCTCTTCTTCGTAGTCGGATCCATCAGGGAGGGGTTTCCACCGGCGTTTTGTGCGCTTGCTCACCATAGGACCTTTCATGATCCCTGTGCCATATTGGAGACCGGAGCGGAGGACTTTCTTGGTTTCCTCGGAATAGTCCATCTCGGTAAGTTGATCGTCGATCTGGGATGACATCTTCTCACAGGTGATTTTCGCAAAGGCTTTTATGGCAAGTTGGAGTTCATCAGCGGTAGGGATGATCTTTTCCCCGGTTTCGGGGTCCTGTTGAACGAGAGCCAGAGCAATCTGAGTGACTATCTCGCGTGAAATTTTCGGTTCTGGAGTTGGTTCAACAATTTCCCAGTTTTTGCCTTTACTGGGAAATAACATCTCGTGAAGTCTGGACAGAACTATGTTCACTTTCGACCGTGGGATCTTCGGATATACTTTGCTATTTCCAGGTTCTATCCTCACATCGGGATCGTATAAACCCTTGTATGAGCGAAGATCCTCTAACCAGACAATCTCCTTCATGCGCCGATATGCCTGATTTTGCGAGAACTGGTTGCGGAGCCGGAAGCCGAACGCCTGCATAGCTTCGGAATTGCGTTCCTTCTTTGAGAAGGCAGTCTGAATAGCATCCATAGTCAATCTCCTTGTAGGTTATGGCCCCCAACTGTTGTTATTTAATTTACACACATGCCAATCTGCAAATTTAATATCGCCTCGCAATATTCCAATTTTACCACAAAAAGGACAAGGAATGGGATCTCCTATTCTTGGAGGAACTTTAGGTGGTGAAAATGCAAGATTTGTTTCATAATGAATCCAGTTTTCCTTTGATTTTTTCCTCATATCAATATCCCGCTGTTTCGCTTGCTGGACGGTACACCCTTTGCTTCATCTGCGCAAGGAAAGATTTGCGCTGCTTGTCGTAGGATTCTTTCTCAACGACGTAAAGACAAAGATACTCTAAACTGTCCGATATGTGAGAATTTCCGGTAAGCAAAACAATGCCTTTTCTTCGCATCACCCATGTACCCGTCGTCGTTTGCGGACACCATACTTTATCCATAAATACGATCTGTTTCCCGAGTTTTGCAGCACTTATTTTTCCTTTGTCAATAAAGCTGAGATCGTACAGATTTGCTCTATCTCCTTGCCTTTTGGTTCTTATGTGAGTTTCCATTCCGGCAAGGGTGGCAATCATCTGTATCATCCCTGTGTCGTGCTTTCCATTTATTGTTAGCCGTGGCGTGATCTTATCTCCGCTATATTCATATTTCCTATTAAGCCAGAAGTCCCTATCCCTTATTATTTCGTCTTTATCTGGCATTGATCCGCCATTAAACCCATCCCCTTTCAAACACTCATATAAAAACAATCTTCTCTGTGAGTTTCGCATTTTCATAATGAATTCAGAGGATGGGCATTTGCCTGGCATTAAATATCTTATTAAAATTGTTAATTCTTTATTTATTTTCCACCTCACAAGATCATTATAAACGCATCTATTTATTAAATATGAGGATCCGGTAAGAAGTTTATCAATAACTTCTACATATTTGGCATTATGGGTGGCACTTTGAACAATCACGATAGACCCATCTTTTCGATAATGACCTTCCGTAAACACCCATGCGCATAGTTTTATAAACCAATTTGTAAGTAGTTTTTTGTGGCTATCGTCTTTGTAACAAACACCAGCAACAAACGCATGGTTCCCGATTATGTCAGAAGCACTAACTTCAAGAATCCCCTCTTTATGCCTGTGATAAACCAAACACTTATGATCTTCTGTAAAAATAAACTCATACCGTGGAGAGAAAAATCTTACACATTTTATTTTCCCCTCATAATCAGATATATTGGTTATTTCATCTTTTACCAAATTCCCATCTTTATACCCAAAGACAATATCGCCTACCTTAATTTCATTCCTGAATTTCCAGCCATTTATGGTAAGAATTTCTGTGTCCATATCAACGCAAGCAAAATTCTTGACTGGCATGGGTTTATATTCATCGCCCGACCCCTTTGGATCCTTGTCATAGTGATAGGCTCCATTCATAGCCTTGCGAAGGAAATGACAATTCGGCGAAAGAACAAACCCAGGTTCGCCGGCATACATCTTGTTCAGGAAGAACTCCACAGCTCCTACCCGGGGCATTATCGCGTTAGTTGGCGCAGGCACAATATTGGTCAATCCGATCTCCTGGGAGTGGAGCACTTCAAAACAGGTTGATTCATCCGTGGGGGCGCGAGAGACACCCGAGGGATCGCCATACCCCATTACATTCATCCCGAAATATTTCTGGCGCAAGAGGGGAAGCACCTGGTTAAGACAGAAGGACCGGATACCCATCCCATCAGCTACAAGCTCATCCAATATCCTGAGTTGCCCGAGAGGGGTGAGCTGGCCGATTACACAAGCCGGCTGGAGACCAAAATCGAAAGATATCAGCACATCGACCCCTTTCATCGGTTCTAAGGGATGCGGGGCGACATGGATGTTGTCCCGGAATGACTGAAAGACGGGTTTGCCGGAGACGAGATACCCATACTGGCCGTGAATGTAAATGCGGATATACATCTCGTCCTTACCCTTGGCGAGGTTCTGGTAGTAATTTTTGACTGGAATATTCTTAGTGTTTTCTGCATGGACACTTAATCCACTTGGTTGTTTAAAGATTTGCCAGTTATCTGGGCGAACCTTCTCAAACATACGATATATGTAGGAATCTTCATCGGGTGGATTTGTGTCAAATATCATTCCATGCCAAGTAGGACCGCCATCACGTTTAGACGGATACCGACCGATACGGGAATCCATTGCTTCGATAATGGTTTTGGGAATTTCGCGTACCTCATTGAACCATGCGCCAGTGACTTCAAGAGAAAGTAAGTTTGATACTTGATCAGGTCTATCAAGAGCGCGAAACATTACCTCCAAATGTACACCCGGGAAACGGGTAAGGAAGAAAGTGTGATCTGTCACCCGCCATTCGCCAAAAATCTTGGGCGGGAACCAGTCGTGGAAGGTTTTAATAGTCGTATCTTTTAATTGTCCATAACTCCGAATGCACCAAAAAGCCTTACCTTTCCTTCTGACATATACGGGAATAAGTGGCATTTTGACGCAATACACCATCCCATCATAGGATTCTTTATGCCACCCCCGAAGGTGATTTGTCATCTTTGGATCTACATGTAGTATTGGTCTGTATTTTTCTTCTCCAAGGAGAGTTACTTTATATGACGGATAACCGACTACTCCTTTTCTTCCGTTTATCAAAAGTTCCTTTCCTGTGTAATCAGACATTCCGATATTTGCTACACCTCCAGATTTCAAGACTAACTCCTGGAGATCATCTGCAAGAATCTTTGAGCATGTCGATAACCGAACTGTCCCCTTATAGTTGCCACCATCCCCAACTTCATAACCATACAGGAACGCTTTTATATAAATCGGTGGAGCGTCTTTAACCCATTGAGGTATTGATCTTATGGGTTGTTTTCCCGCTCGGATGAACATGTCCCACAAATCCATCAATTTGTTATTTTGTTCAAGATGATAAGTAAAACATCCATTACTGTCTTTCTTCTCGCTTTTCCGGTATATAAAATCATTTTTGCCAAGCAGCAATTCAACATACAATGTGTGTTTCTTTTGTGTTATATTTAAATGCTTAGATGCTACATACCGTCCGTCATAATTATATTCTCCACATGAACCTTCTGCAAACCAAAAACCAAGAAACTCGAAAAAGTCAATACTATACTGTGGAATCTTTCCTTCCCATTTTGCATCGCGCCTGACTCGCATCAGTTGATTGCCATAGATTTCGTCTGCTGTGGCAACTTCGTAATCGCCCCATATTTTTTTTCGGGTTCGGCGTTTACTTACCCACATTTTATGTTCTGGAGTGACAAGAAAATTAACTCCTTCGCCTTCAAATCCAAACATCTCTCCTGAATAGGGGTAGGATACAACCCCTTCGGGAATCTTATAAATAAGATTATCCCCATCAAGAGTCGCTACGGCATCATCCGGTAATAATTCCTTAAATAACTTCCATCCTCTTTTTTCTGTCAAGATCTCTGTCTGGTCATCATAACAGTTTCTTACAACGACCCACCGACTACGCCTAATTCCATCAGGACCGGACAGTTGGGCATGTGCCCTTCTTATTATTTCAATCACGCAACCACTTGACTTACCTGATGAAAATGGCCCCATAAGACAACGTACTCGCTTATCGCATAGAGCGAATCTACGGATGGTAGGTACATCAGAAAAATCATACAATACTTGAAATGGTTTTAATTCTTCAGTCAATCTCTTTTAAGCACCTCATCCTGTTATTCTCGAACTTGAATATAGTATCAGTATATTCCTTTGCCGGATCAATGTCAAATACATGGGATTGTTCCGCCGACTTCACGGTTATACATCCGGTTTTTTCGATAACCTTCCAGTAGAGAACCGTCCCGGTTAGTCTGACATTTTCCCTGTTCCCGTTGTGGTTTACGACAAGATCAAGGGATCTTCCGTTTGGGCAGTAGAGATGGGCGAAGAGGATCAGGCGGTGATCCACTAACTCGGACAAATAGGCAAACAGGGCCGGTTCGACATCTCCTATGACTTTGACATCCCCCTTGATATTCAGGCCCTGTTGCTCTTTTGAGGACAGAAAATAGCAATCGCGCATCAGGTTATATACCGCAAAGAAATGATAGAGCCAGCATTCTGCCAACAGTCCATCTTTCTCATCTCGGGCATAGGATTTATATTCATCCCATGTTGATATCTCCGGGATGTGATCATCGTACCATTTGGTATCGAAAGAGAAATAATTGCCGACAATTCCATGAATCTTTTGACTGGGGACCTCATATTGCATCCCGACAAACTTTGCCTTCTTCAGTTTATCCTGGACAACAGAGATGTATCGGGGGAAGTTGATTAGTGAGTCATGTTCAAAGAAATGGGTATGCCGGAACTTATTGCGCAGGAATGTGGCGCCGTTTTTAATGGAGTTTATGCACGACAGAGCATGGTATGGATCGAATCTTTTTGTCTTGATGGTGACATCCCCGGGGATTGTATGATGGTAATAGACATTAAAGTTTTCCCCGGGGCGATCATCCGCATCGTAGATAAAATAATCAACTTTGCGGATGATATCCTCGGGAATCGGCCAATGGGTAGCCAACGCGACAGGGAAAGAAGTAGTTGACCGGATACTTCCTATGAGATCACGCAGAATCTTTAACTTCATCTCTGAGTCTGGATAACTGAGAAGAAGGATTATGTCTTCAGCGATCATCTATGTTCCTTTCAATCAATGCGTGTTTTTTAGTCGGATGCGCAACCCCCGACATCAATACTGGGATTGGGCTGATATTACGTGGATCAGTCGTCACAGGCATCACCCCCTTCCTTCTCACCCCCCAGATAACCACACACTACACCGGAGCCGTAAAACGGCCCAGTGAGTTTCAGCGTTAGCCTCACAAAATGAGATAAAAAATGAATGAAAGCATCCCAACTGACTTAAAATCTCTCATCGTTAGAGTTGCAGAATTAACTGCGAAATCAAATTTCTTAGAAGGTCAATGTAATCTCCTGTTGGCTTTTATAACGCCCGATCCACAAAGTCGTGCAAGATTTGCCACTATGTCCGAAGCATTCGCGGTAGATCAAAGACAAAGCGAAGCTACACGTGAGGTGGCACGTCAACTTCTGGATGGTGGTTTATCCCAATATTTGCCTTCAGGGCATTCATGGAAGAAGCAACCATCTCAGAAACCACACGCTGTTGGATCAAATATAATTCAGTTTCCGATATGGCCGGAAAAGAAATCTGATCCCAACGAATAATATTATCATTCATAACAACCTCCAAGGGCTAACCATGCGCTACACTTGACCGCTAAAAACAGCGGCAAGTGAGCTCTACCGTTACTGCATCTTTATCATTTCCCCCTCATCGGGTAAATCAACCGCCGGATTTGTCACCCGCCGGATTTGTCACCCGCTGGTAGAGTTCATGTAGGTTCCTGTCGGTTTCGGGGACTGCGTATCTGGCCGCATCGTTCCCGATTGTGATAAAAGGCGGTATGGCCGGAAGTGGAGAAAGCTGAATTCGTTTCCCCTCCTCAAGAAAAGTGAACACTCGGGGAAGGCAAAGTTTGTTTCCGCCGATCAGTTTCCCCATGATGAACATACCGTTGGTGATTACCATTGAAATAACGCCCTCATCTTTAATAGCCATGATTTTTACCCTCCCATGTCGTCTGTGAATGGACCTTTAGATGCCGACTCGACAATAACCATACTCCAATCTTCACTCAATAAATCAGTTTGGGATGCCAACCAGGGAACATGATCACCCTGAACCGTTTTCATCCTGATGTGTGGTAGAATGTTCAAAGTCATATTTCGATGTTCGTTAGGAGCGGGCGTTGTTAATCCATCTCCATCTTCCATCGATGCTGGTCCACCGCCCGTTACTTCCTGATGTCCTGGAACTAAGTAAATATACATCCCTTTCCCGTTCCAACCTGACCGTTCTACCTTCAACCCTTCCTTTAACGCATTTAACGCATAACAGAAATCCATGATCGTACCCTCCTTTAAAGTTCACACCTTGAAATGAGATCGCCAATTCGGTTTATTGCCCCTTCCAGTCGTTCTCCGCATTTATTAAGCTCATCGGCCAAAGGAACAAGAATTGCCCGGGCCTGGTTTCCATCCGACCCCGTTGGAGTTCCTGGACTAAGAGACGATGATATTTTCTGCTCCAGTCTATCTATCTGAGCATGAAGTTCCTCCAGTCCTTTACCGATTCGGTGAAATTGTTCTGGTACTTGACATTCCCTTGCCGCTTTTGCCGTTAAATTTTCATTCATTTTTTTGCCCTCTTTTACTCGTTAAGTAGTTTAGTCAATCTTTCCTTCTCCCGTTCCAGCCGTTTTATATTTTCAAGTAGCAGCCGTACCTTCTCTGCAACCTCAAGTGGTTTGCACTTCAGGAGTTTGGCCATCCCTTCTAATTTCTTTTCCATTTCTCGGTATTCGGCCAATTCCTCTATTGCTAAAGGATGATCATAAACCACATCATTCAAATCAAAATACCTTCCCATTTCCTCACTCCGCCATCCGACAAAGATCTACATGCACCAACTGCGTCTGGTTAGAGAGCCATGTTGCCATAGCATCCATCCGGCGAGTCATAAACTCAAGACGCTTATTCGTATGCAGCTCAATAACCATATAGTCCACTCTTGGCAAAACAGTCGATCCATAAAAAGCATCGTATTCGGATCCCTCAATATCGGATTTAAGAAGCCGGCATCGATCGATTCGGTAGAGTTCAAAGGCATCATCCAGAGAGATCAGGCCAACTTCTACCTGATATTGCTCTTCGGGATTGAACGTGCAGAGAACAGTGGATCCCCCGGAGAAACCCTTGGACACATTCATCGTCACGGTATGTTGCCCTGGTTTCCCGATCCCGACATTGAACGCTTCGATATTTCCGCAACCATTGAGTCCCTTATTGCGAACCAACTGAAAGTATGTCTGCGGCACTGGCTCCAGGGCGATTATCCTTGTCATGGGGAAGAGTTTCGCCATCATGATAGAAAACATTCCCTCACAGGCCCCGATGTCCAGAATCACATCATTCGCCTTGAACTCAATCCCTTTTTCCAATACCTGATAATTGTCTGAGAAGATTTCCTTGATCAGCGTCGGCGCCGTTGGCGTGTCGTTGAAATAAAACGTCTGCCCCCGAAATTCATGGGTAAGAACCTGATCTGTCATCTATTGTCTCCTTTATATCCATCTTTCCCTAATGTTTTTTTAAAAGCCACATTACCAGCGACGTGGAAAACAACAATGCCCTCGGGATTCATGTATCCAGGTACAGCCATGCTGCCGCTGATTCTTAAGGCTGCTAATGCTTCGTCTATCGCCATAGAATCAAATAATCCTCGCCACAAAATCGGGACCAGTGAACAGCATAATGGCAATTTGTCTTGCATCCTGACATTGCCTTTTTCATCGGTACTAATCGGTTGCGGTTCTTGGTCATGCAGACACCACCGAATTATATTGAATAAACTGAACCGTTTCTCACCTTTCGGGAGTCCATATCCCCTTTGAATCCCTGATCCCCACCATTCCCCAAAATGACGGCCCAACCCCAAACCCTTATGCAGTTCCAATGCGTGTTCAAATGCCCATTTTGCAAATCCATGATTATCATTTTCGGGGGTTATCCATCGCGTTCTGGAACCAACATACATATCGCCATCATCGCTAATGTAGATACATCCATTAGTGCCATCTATTTTTTCCGTGACAATAACCTCTCTGGACAAGCGAGCTATCTTGGGAAACTCCTGAAATTCCATTTCATTCGCCCTCCATTCCCTCAACTGGTTTCTGCAACTGTTCCGGCGCGTCCCTCTGGCTGACTTCCTCCTCTTCCGGTTCATAACTGCTCTCATCCGGACTCATCGCCCTCGTAATCTGCTTCATGTCCACAGTCTTGTCCCCCTGAGAAATAACCGGCATCTCCGTCTCCAGTCCTTTCAGCACGACAAAGAAACTTTGATTGACACTACCCGAACCATCACCCCCTTCCTTACGTATCTTCGCCGCCATCAAAGCAGCCTCAATTTTCAGCAGTTCCCGCACGGCAAATTTAAACTCGGCATCGGCTTCCATCAGTTCAACAAGTCTTCTCTTTCCCTTCGATCCTCCGGGACCCACCGAGTTCCGGTAAGCGTACCTCAGATCCTGAAGCATCCTGTGGGCTGATTTCTCGTCCTCGTCCGGGGCGGGAGGCGGTTCTTCTTGGGTTGGTTCTTCAACAGGTGCAGGCATAGTGTCCTTTATGCCTACCTCTTTTTTCGCCCGGGCCAGTTTTTTCTCCATGAGTTCAAACTCGGCTGCTTGGCGTTTCCGTTCCACTTCTATACGTTGTTTCGCCAGAGCCGCCTCTCGTCTGGCCTTACGAATAAGCGCGTTGGATGCCCGAGGCCCCAGTTTCTGCTGGTTGAATCCATCTGAAATCAAGGCATCCTTCGTAGGCTTGCCGCCCTTGGCTGATGTCATCTCACCCCCAACCTCTTCTCCTTCGCCAACATCACCCGGCGAAATAAATCGTCCGCCGTATCCCCTCTCTTATGTGTCATGATTCTATCCACTACAGGAGATACTGACTCGTGAGATTCTAAAACCTCCATACGGCTCTCAAGGGCAGACATCCGTTTCTCCAAATCCCCTATCAACCCTAACAAAACAGGGTTTACAGCGGTTGATATAGGAGCTAATTTAGGGTTTACAATCCCAGAAACCTTCTTCTCCTGAGACTTCCGCTCCCGGTAACGCCGTACCCTCTCTTTAACCTTCTCTTTGTCTTCCATCGTTACACTCCCGTTACAATCGCCTTCATGATTTCGTAGGCCACTTTATTTATTCTCCATGTGCTTGATCCAATTACAATTACGGCACAGTAGTTGGAAATTGTCTTTGGGATATTTGTTCTTTCTCAACCATCGGTATAGTCGCCATCCCCACATCCCATTTTTTCTGTCCACACTACCCTTGTTGTCTATGTGGTCTATGTCTAAAACAATGGGGTTGTCTATCCCGCACATTGAACATTTCCCACCATAAGCAAGAAGCATTTCCTTACGAATCATTATTCGGTTTTCCCTACCCCACGGGACATTATATTTCGGGTGGTCTTCGTAATACTTTTTTGAATATGCTTTTATAGATTCGGGGTGGCTTGCTTTCCATTCATTACTTCTAAACGTGTTACATTCCTTACAAAGTTTTGTGTTTCTTTTCTTAAAAGATGGATACCAATTTATGTCTGTCAGTTCTTCTTGGCATTGTAGGCAGTTAGGCATTTTCTCTCTCCACTTCAAGGATCGCTTGCATGATAGCGAATGCGATTTGCGGCACTACGGTATTGCCATACATCTTTGCAATTCTTGTCTTAGATATTTCTGTAAGCCATCCGTCAGGAAATCCTGAGAACCGTCGGCGTTCTTCACTGTCAAGGACTCGCAATCGTCCGCTTTCCCATACGTAATTGTCCCGAGAGTCATATCTTTGTCTGTGCGTAGTAAGACAAAAACAGGCTGGTGCCTTCTCGCCGATCGATTCAGAAGCCCGCAAATTGCGCGAGAAGATAGGTAATTGGCAGAATTGTCGTAATTTATCGGATCCATCTGATCCAATAATGAAATCGCGCCGTCTGTTTTGAGCTGTAAACGCAATGGCATTTGTTGAGATAATAACATTTCTGTATCCGATGGCGTCCAGTGCGGCGCAGAAATCTTTATCATCTGATGCAGGAACATTCTCGCGGACCACCCATTGCGGGCGGCATCTTGCAACCACGGCAAGGAAGTATCCAGACAGGTTGGGATGTTTGCTTTCCCAGATTGATCGCGCCTTTGATCTACATGGGCAGGGATCGCCGCCAGCCACCATAAATGGGCTTGCTCCTGTCCAGTTAAACGTTTTGATATCGTCATGAATATAAATGTCCTTTCCAAAATTCTTACGAAGCACTTTTTGACAGAAGGGATCAATTTCACAAAAAGCTATTGTGCGAATACCACACCATTTCGCAGCCAAAGCGAATCCCCCGATTCCACTAAATAAATCAATATGCTCCATACCGCACCGTTACAATATCGTTACTTATGGCCAATACGTTACACCGTTACAGTTACGCTGTCAAGGAAAATTTTCTAAAATTCCAGGAAAAGAAACCTATACGAGAAGAAATAAACGGCCAGTAATAGGTACGTTACCCATAAAGGAGGCTCCATGCCCCTGGCTTCCCTGAATTCCGGTCATACCGGGGGGTCTGGGAATAATAATTCTTTTCCCTGGGCATGGACGAGAGCTCGAGCGCCGGTAGATATGGATCCCTCGACCTGGCCAGCGTGTGTGATCACATCGAGCTCAAGCCATGGCCGCCGCCGGCTGAACTGTGGACAGGGCTGTGGACAACACCACTTATCCACCTATATATACCCATACTATATACTAACTACTTGATATTATAGTAAGTTGACAATATGTTTATTATCAGACAAACCGGCTGGGTATAAAAACGCCTCACGAGGATGACGCAGGACAGGCGATTAGTAGGCAAGGCATAGGATGACAAGGGCCGGAAGCAGGCTGGTGCTGGATTGAGACACGATCGGAAGGGCAATTAGTAATGATGGCGACTATCTCCCTTTGTGAATACTCATTCTATTTTATGAACGATGGTTCAAATTATGAATACTTATTCAGTTTATGAATTGTCATTCAGATTTTAGAATGGACATTCAGGTTTACAATCAATAGGACGACCGTTCTATTCCCCTGCCCATAACGATTACAGTGTTTTCGATTTTTGAAACTCAGCACTGGTGCGGGTTTGCGGAGGCGGGCACGGATTTGGGGTTTTCCCTTGTAACCCCTCTTTTCTACCATCTGAATTACCTTGTAATATCGTTGAGTTGCAAGCCTAAATCTTTCTGCTTGACAGGTGGTTTCCATTGCCATAACCTAAAATCAAAAAAGGAGTAGGCTGAAGTATGGGAACAGTAGGACCGCAAGCGGTAAACCGCAGAGCACAAGAGATCGGGAGTGCCGAAGGCACAAATGAAAAATCCGCCGAGTTTGTGGGCGAGCTTATCAAGGCGCTCGTGGTGTTCTGCCTGGCGGGGCTACTGTTGGGGTTGTTGTTTATCTAACTACCCGACCCCCAGGGATAAGGGGAGAGGAGGGAAAGCCATGAAGATTTTTGATTTCAAAATTAGAGCAGATGCGGAAACCCTGATCAACATGGGACAGGGAATGGACGATGAATTTCGTTGCCGGACAAACAATGACGGATGTGGATTGTTTATCGGTGCGGGGAATGATCAAATCCTCGACAATGGGAACTATCCGACAATGCGTGAAATCCGATATCAGATCCGCAGGATTTTGACGGAACGATGGCAGATTAATACCTGGCGATATTGTGATAACCCTAAATTTAGGTTGTTTTTAAAATAAAGGGCTGACATTTAATCCCTTGCCTGGGCGCTCCCCTGGGGCGCTCGGAGAGAGGATTAAACCATAAACGAGAGGAGGAAGAGATTATGAAAAGGCACTATCGAAACATCAGGCTGTTTGTAAATGCGGGCAT